TCTATATGTTTACTATTTATTAAAAAATCAATTTCTAAGAGATCTGACAAAGCGCTCAAACATCTGAGCTGCCGTGCTCTCGTCAACCCGACGGACGACCCTTCTAACTTCTTTTTCAATTGTTTCCTGAATTTCTTCAATAACTTCTTCAACTGATTCGTTGGCTGTTGGCAACCAATGTCCAGCGGCGATGTCATAGTAGTATTCAGTATTTTCCATAATGCCGTTTACGAAGCAATTAGGACCAGACGGATCAGTTACAATGTCGACTGTGGCTAAGTGAAAATCATCTTGGACTTCCATAATTCCATCCTTAGTCGGTTTCACAGAGCCCAAACCACGAGTAGAAACGCCAATTTTTACGTCTTCATCCATAAGGGTTTTGACGATTTCGCCCATAGGAGTACCTAGGACTTTGGCTTTTCCGACAAAGTTAGAGCCGTCTTTTTTCATCTCAGTGATAAGATGAGATACACGATCGCCATTGATTGTTGGACCGTCTGGATGTCCAAGCTCACCAAGTGCTCTCTTTGTATTAATGAAATCTTTTTGGTAACGATTCATTTCTTTTTCAAGAACTGCCGATGGGTAAACTCTGCCATTGCGGTTCTTGATGTCGCCCTGCATGAAGATGCCCTCAATGAAATAAGACTTCTTACCAGTCTCTTCATCGAGCGTAGTCGCGACGTTACATTCTTCTATAACTTCTGCAATAAGCTTCATTTTTCCATCCTTACTATTTCTTTTTGTTTTATTTATATAAACTATTATTACCGACCGTTACGGTATGCCGTTTGCAAACCTATTATCATAAAAATTCTTATTTAATTCGCCTCTAACGGTCGTTTCTCCTGTTTTTCTGCACTTTACATAGGTATATTGAGCATTACCGCCTGGTGGTGTAAATGTTCTAACACCGGATGCAGTAGTTCCATTAGCATCTGAATATGTATCAGCTGCTGTTGCAGCATTA